CGTTTATATTCTATGTGTTGATTGGCCACTTCTTGTCCACAGGCAAATTCACACTGCTTGTAAACGGGTTTAAGTTCTCTTATGGCCAATGTTATGGTGTGATTTTGGGCCTTAATAATACCAGCCCAACTTTTATCAACTTCTCCATACTTTTTAATTTCTCTACAGAATTTGGCATATTTCACGCTGACCTCGCAAGTACTTTGACACGGAAAAATCTGCGATCTATGATACCATCATTGGTAGTAATCTGTGCAGTGACCACATAACTTTTTCCTTCTTGTCCATTACTTAGTTCTACATAGGTTTTGGTGCCTTGAATACCTTGACTTACAATGGCCAAGGGATCTGGGTCATTGGCACGTGCTGTAATTGTATAAGTGACTGTGCTTAAACTATCACCAGTGGGCAAATAATCACTCCACTCAAAGGTATAGACCAGTTGTGCTTCTGTATCTTTTTCAATTTGCAAGCCCTGAGTTGTTTGTTGGTATCCACTGGCCATATTCTTATCCTTTCTTTATTTCGTACAATCTTGTTTCTTCTGCAATGCGTCTTAGTCTTGTTTCTTCACGTAGTTTATATAATCTTGTTTCTTCTTTTATTCTGTAGGTCAATTGCTGCATTAAGTGTATGGCTCTAATTGCACAGGTAGCCAAGTCAAAGGCTGTCATTGCACTTTCAGCACGGGCTATGGTAGCAAAATATTTTTCATCAATATAACCATATTCAAAGTAGGTAATATCCATTATGCGTTATCATCCGTAAATGTTGTGCTATTGTTGGCACCTTCAAAATGTAATAGCAACAGAGTATTTTGGTCATTGGTAAAGGCTGTGGTACTGGGTGTAAAGTTTGAGGTATATCTTGCTATATTACTGATTCTAAATTCATCCATATAACCTTTCCAACTTCCTCTGCTGTCACTGAACTTGCCTATGGTTATGCTACTTTCAAAAACTTCTGTGGTTCCACGAAGTGTAGTAGTAGTGCCAGTATCACTTCCATCCCAATATACACGCCAGTTGCCATTATATCTTACTATGGCAATATGATACCAAGTATTGATAGCAATGGTTTTTCCTGTGTGTATAAAATCTTGATATCCTGCGGCCAAACCAAAACTTACCAGTGGATTAAGACCAGCAGTATGACTGACTAAGAAGTAAGGTTCTCCTGTAGCACTGGTTATCATCATATAGTTTCCACCACCAAGTGTTTGATTGCCTGGTAAAATATCAAACCAGGCCCATAGTTCTATGGTTAAATCAAATACATTGCTTAATGGAAAACTGCTTACGGTTAAGAAATCAGTATTGCCATCAAAGTAAGCACTGCTGGATCCTACTCGACTTTGGTCAGTGCTTATTTTAACATTGCCACCAGCACTTACGGTCTTGGCTATTCTATTAGGAATGGTTATGGTTTGACCAACATCATCATAGAGCATACCAGTATCACCGTTATAACTTTCCATATGTAGCAGCAATAGGGTATTAGCATCATTAGTAAAAGGTTCTGTTTGTGGAGTAAAATCTGCTGTATATCTACAGACATTACTGATCCTAACTTCATCAATGAATCCACCATAATCATAACTTAAATCATTAGTGGGTCTATTGCCCAATACAAATCCACTATCTGTGTTGGTAGTTGGAAATTGATTAGTTCTTGTATAACCAGTTGTGCTTTTTACACCATTTAAATATAATCTAAATTCACCATTACTATCTCTACACACTGCGGCGTGATGCCACTGATTGAATCCTGCTGCGTTTTGGTGTTGTAAAGGAGTGGCTGATGATTCACTATCAAAACTTAGAGCAAGACTATTAGCAGTACTACTTCTATAATTTAAAAATGGATTACCATTAGGGAATAAAGCATTACCACCTCTATAGTAGATCAAAGGACCTGTTTTAGTGGCGTAGAACCAACACTCCCAGGTCAGTTCACCTGTGATCCTGAGATCAGCACCTGGTACGCTAATGTTGGCACGGTCATCTACACCATCAAAAAATAAACTACTTGTTCCAAACTTTTTCTGGGCCGTGTTCAAATAACAGCCATTGAATGGATATATTTGCCAAGGTCTAACAATATAGTTTCGACCTATACCTGTTTGTTTACTGGCTCCGAATGGCATTATACATATCCTTTAGCCAAACTGGCATAATAAGTTGTGCCATCATAGAACACACTGATAATATCTGTGGTATTGGTTGTGCTCAATGTTTTCATACCACCAGCAAACTTCATAGTGCTGGTTAGAGTTCTATTTGTACCACCTGTGTTTATGATTAATGTAATAGTCTGACCTGCTACTGGATTGGTAAAAGCATTCCAGGTCAAGTTTCCATTTAGCGTTATAGTTTGTGTGCTACCATTACTAAAACTGGGTGTAATAGTTCCACTGGTTGTTCCTAAACTATAAACGGTTTCTAATAAAGTACCCGTAAGTCCTTGAATACCTTGAATACCCTGTGCTCCATCTACACCTATGGTACCATTTGTACCAGTAGCACCTTGAATACCCTGTATACCTTGACTACCTGCTGCATCAACACCTTGAATACCTTGGATACCTTGAATTCCTTGCGCTCCATTAATGCCTATAGTTCCATTTGTACCAGTAGTACCTTGGATACCTTGATTACCAGTTGCGCCATCAATGCCTTGAATACCTTGAATACCTTGACTACCTGCTGCATCAACACCTTGAATACCTTGGATACCTTGATTACCAGTTGCGCCATCAATGCCTTGAATACCTTGAATACCTTGACTACCTGCTGCATCAACACCTTGAATACCTTGTATACCTTGATTACCAGTTATACCTTGTACTCCTTGTTCTCCGGTTATTCCTTGTGTTCCTTGACTACCGGTAACGCCTTGGAGTCCTTGTTCTCCGGTTATTCCTTGTGTACCCTGAACGCCTATAGCGCCCTGAATACCTTGGTCACCAGTTATACCTTGAACTCCTTGACTACCAGTTGTACCCTGAGTACCCGTTGTACCTTGGATACCTTGCGTTCCCTGTACACCTTGAACACCTTGTACTGCTGGTTGTAGGGCCAATCTTACATCTTGATTGTCTGAAAAATTAGTTGTACCACTGCCACTATGACTTTGAATAACCACAGGTACGGTGTAGTGATTTGTATTATTGGTCAATGAGCCAGTAACACGCCAGGTCTGTTGATTGCTGGCATTTGAACTATCTTGTAGAATAAATCTACTTGTGGGTTGTAATAGGGCCAAATAATTGATAGCACTTGCACCTGCATAAGGTGTTTTACTAATGAATAATTCAGTACTATCAATTTGAGTTGCAGCACCGCCACCACCTGTACCACCATCATCTGTAAAAGTAGTTGAATTATTAGCACCGTCCATATGCAATAATAATAAGGTATTGGCATCATTGGTAAAGGCAGCATTTGGTACACTAAAGTTCGTGGTGTAACGTGCTGAATTACTAATCCTAAACTCATCTATGTAACCATTAAATCCATTTACATTACTATTGATATACATTCCTAATACACATTTGTTGTTGTTATAATCATTGCTGTCACTATAAGTTGAACCAGTTTGTGTACCATCAACATATAATTTTGTACTACCACTATTCCTAACTAAAGCAATATGGTACCAAGTGTTGCTTACTAAAGGAAAACTGGTATTAATTATAGTAGTACCAAGATTAATATTAATATACAATGTACTATTAACAATTAACCACATTAATTTACTATTATTACTGTTATCAAGTAAATCTACTAAAACTTGGCTTCTACCATCTCCTGGATTATTAGGTCTAAACCTACCTTCTATTGTAAAGTTACCAGTACTAAGATTAAGTGTGCTATCAGTTGCACTTATTCCATCATCTCCACCGCCACTAAGTTCAAATAGACCGCTACTACCTCCAAATACGCTTTGTGCTGTACTAATAGTAGGGGTAAAGATATTAGTTATTGTTAATGGTGTTCTACTTGAGCCACCACCTCCACCACCTGTAGCATTGTATCTTATAAAGCCGCTACCTGGATCACCACTGCTGGCATCTACATCTATTCTATAATCAAATACAAGACTACTGGCTCCAATATTTCCTTGTACTCCCTGTACACCTTGCGTGCCTTGCGTACCTTGTGCTCCTTGAGTACCTGCACTACCAGTTGCACCATCTGTACCTTGCACACCTTGTGTGCCTTGCGTACCCTGTACACCTTGTGATCCATCTGTACCTTGAATACCTTGAATACCTTGGATACCTTGGATACCTTGGATACCTTGTGCTCCTATGGTACCTTGAACACCTTGGATTCCCTGTACAGCAGGTTGTAGAGCCAACTGAACTTGTAAATTATCAGCAAAATTAGTAGTACCGCTTCCACTGTGACTTTGAATTATCGCAGGTATAGTGTAATAATTAGTATTATTGGTCAATGAGCCAGTAACACGCCAAGTTTGTTGGTTACTGGCGTTAGCACTATCTTGTAGAATAAATCTACTTGTGGGTTGTAATAGAGCCAAATAATTAGTAGCACTTGATCCTACAAATGCCGTTTTACTAATGAATAATTCAGTGCTATCAATTTGAGTTGCAGCACCACCACCTGTACCACCATCATCTGTAAATGTTGTGCTATTATTGGCACCATCCATATGCAACAATAACAATGTATTAGCATCATTGGTGAATGCTGTGGTACTGGGTGTAAAATTACCTGTATATCTGGCTACATTACTAATCCTAACTTCATCAATATACCCATTCCAGCCACCACCAGTATTTGGATAAAATACACCTATGTTAAATGGAAGATTTACATAATTAAAATTATCTGTATAATCTTGTGCAAAATTAACACCATTAACGTATAATCTTGTTAAATTGTTATTGCGTACTAAGGCTATATGGTACCAAGTATTTGCTGATATTGTTGTAGGTGATGCCAAGTAGTATCCACCACTGACATCATAGATTATTTGACCATTACCTTCACAAAATAATTTAGGTGTAACTGTTTGAGTGTTATCAGTTCTTTGATCAAACATAAATTGTTGTACACCTGGAGTAAATCCTGAACAATAAAACCATCCTTCTAAGGTAAAATTACCTGTGCCAAATGTCAAACTGGCATCACTAATTCTAAGACCACTATCAGAATATGCATTACTGGCCACTAATTTTAAACTGCTACCACCAAATTTGCTTTGTTCTGTACTAATTATTGGTGAATTAATATTGGTAACTGTTAATGGTGTTCTACTTGATCCACCACCTCCACCACCTGTAGCATTATATCTTATGAATCCACTACCTGGATCACCACTACTGGCATCCACATCTATTTTGTAATCAAATACAAGACTGCTGGCTCCAAGATTTCCTTGTATGCCTTGAACTCCTTGTGTACCTTGTGTACCTTGGATACCTTGGCTTCCAATTGTACCTTGAACACCTTGTGCACCATCTACACCTTGGATACCTTGACTACCATTTGATCCAACAAATCCAGCAGTACCTTGTGCACCATCTAAACCTTGGATACCTTGAACACCCTGTGCTCCTATAGTACCCTGTGCTCCAGTTGCACCTTGTACACCCTGTGCACCACTGACTAAACCTAAGAACACTGTGTGATTATTGCTAAATCCTGTAGTGCCAGTACCACCACTGCTGGTTAGTGTAACTGGATAAGTCCAATAGGCTGTGGCTGTACCTTGATTACTAACAGTTGGTGTACCTGTAACTGTCCAATTTTGATAATTGGCACTGGCATTTCTGTCCTGTACAATAATTTGTTCACCAACACTGATTGTACTCAAATAGATATCTACATCTGTGTTTAAGTCATCTAAATGACTGACCAATAATTGTGTGCTACTGGTCTGTGTGGCATTATTATAAATTATGCTTGAATCACCTGGATAACCACTGGTGGCTGCTGTGTTTATTTTGTAAAAGAACAAGTTGCTGCTATAACCAGTGGTACCCTGAATGCCTTGAATACCTGTAGTGCCTTGGATACCTTGCGTGCCTTGGATACCTTGCGTGCCTTGGATACCTTGTTGGCCTAAGGTGCCTTGTAGTCCCTGCTCACCTTGAACACCTTGTGTGCCTTGTGCGCCCTTAATACCTTGAATACCTTGTTCACCTTGAATACCTTGTTGACCTATGGTTCCTTGTAGGCCTTGTTCACCTTGAATACCTTGTGTTCCTTGATATCCCTGTGTGCCTTGAACACCTTGAAGACCTTGTGTGCCTTGAACACCTTGTTCACCTTGAATACCTTGTGTACCCTGACGACCTTGTACACCTTGTTGTCCCTGTACGCCTTGTGTACCTTGTACTCCTTGATATCCTTGTAGACCCCAATCTCCTTGCACACCTTGTAAGCCTTGCGTACCCTGAATACCTTGTTGTCCCTGTACGCCTTGAATACCTTGCTCACCTTGAATACCTTGTGTGCCTTGTGCTCCTATGGTACCTTGTAGTCCTTGTTGGCCCACTGCACCTTGTAGTCCAATTGTTCCTTGAAGACCCTGTTCACCTTGGATACCCTGAGTGCCTTGGATACCTTGTTCACCTTGAATACCCTGAGTGCCTTGGATACCTTGTGTACCTGTATCACCTGGAACACCTGCAGGTCCAGGTCCACCTAATCCACCAGTTGTACCCTGAATACCTTGCACACCTTGTGTACCCTGACGACCTTGGATACCTTGTGCACCAGTTGTACCCTGAATACCCTGAATACCCTGAATACCTTGTGCTCCAGTTGCACCTTGGATACCTTGAATACCCTGAAAACTACCAGGTGTGGCCCAAGCATAATCATAATTAGTACTTGAGTTCTTGGCTAATATTTGACCAGTTACACCACCATCTGGTACTGAAGCCTGTTGTAGGCCTGTGAAATTGGCATCTCCCTCAGCCCAACTTAATGGTGAGCCTTTGGCTGCTCTTGTAGTTACTGAAGGTTTTGCCATCTCTTGCTCCTATTAGGCTAAGGTTACTGTTAAATTACCTGCTGTTATTTGAAAAATATCACCTGCATCTATAGTTTTACTCTGTGTTACAGCGCCGTGAAACAAACAATTTCCACCTGTAGCAGCATCAAATACAGCAAGATGTGTAATTGTACCCCAACTTATGGTTGCACCAGCACCACCACTGGGAAAACTTAATGTGGCTGTACTTGTACCACCTGTAGTACCACTTCCATCTGTGCTTACAGTAAAATTGACTTGTTGACGACTATAACCTGTACCACTGGTACTAACTTCACCTTGACCAGTTCCACCTGTTGTTACAGTATCACTTGTCGCTGAAGTAAAAAGTCCTACATACCAAGCAGTTGGTCTGGCATTAGTACTGGTTAGTGCATTGGTTGTTAATATATAATTTAAAATATTTGCTTCCGCATAGTTGCTTGCCGCTGACATTATTATCTCCTATTATGCTAATGTAATTGTTAATGAACCAGCAGTGATTTGAAATGTATCACCTGATTCAATTAGTTTACTGGTTGTTACTGCACCCCAAAATAACACATTACCACTGGTTAGTGCATCCATAATGGCAATATGTGTGATTGTGCCCCAGGTTGCACTTGCTTCATCAAAAGTTACTGTAGCATCAGTGGCAATGACCCCTGTAGTTGCATTAGCAGCAGCAAATGTTATTGTTTTTCTTGCATAACTGCCACCACTAACTTCATCTGTTAAAGTTCCTGCTTCTAAATTAGTGGCTGCATTACCACTGGTATTTTTAAACAGACCTATATATAATGTTGCTGGTGGAGTATATGCTGTATTTCTTAGCACGTGGTCTAATAATTTCTTCTCCAAATAATTTGAAGTTGCTGACATAAAATTCTCCTTTAAATTGTCTACTATCTATGAATCAGACAATTTAATGTCTGCTTCAATATTTACTCTGAAACTCAAAAAAACCCTGAAAATCATTGAAAAAACTTTAATTATGGACAAGTACCCCAAATTGGTTTTTCTGCTGTGGTCCAACTTGTTAAAGTACCTGTATCAAATCCACTTGGTTTAGTAGAAATTAAACTTACACACCAATTACTAATATTTTGATCAAAACTACTTGCTCCATTAAACATATTGACCATATTAGTAACAAGAGCAGTATTCCAACTATCACCACTTCTTGCAAGTGGTTGATTAAATGCTGTTGCACCACTAAACATACTACTCATAGAAGTAACTTTGGCAGTATTCCAACTACTGATATTTTGATTAAAATTAGTGCATTGTAAAAAAGTTTGACTCATTGAAGTTACATTTGAAGTATTCCAATTGCTTAATGGTTGGTTAAAGTTCGTACATTGGTAAAATGTCCTAAATAAACTTGTAACATTACTAATATTCCAACTGTTAATATTTTGATTAAATGAGATGCAGCCATAGAAACAATCAGCAAGGTTTATCAGTGATTGTGTATTCCAACTACCTATTGGTTGATTAAATTGAGTACAACCGGTTAATGCAAAATTAGTTAAATTTTGTGTATTCCAACTAACAATATTACTATCATTAAATATGCTTGCAAATTCTAAAGCAAAAGAAGTTAAGGTATTTGGAATTTTATTAGGTACGCTGGTTAAATATAAATTTGGAAAATTATTTGATCCAGTCAAGCGAAAAGTTCCTAATTTTTTACCGAAACTATTAATGCTGGTTATTCTTTTGGCTGTTGATGGTTGACTTGAATTTTGCGCTATAATAATACTACTTAGATAATTGTTAGTAGTATCTTGATCTACTACTCTAATAGTATAAGTACCTGCTTTTGGATAAGTGTAACTTATGTTCGCTGATTGTCCAGGACTTGGGCTTACAAAAACTCCACTTGATTCATCTCCCCAATAAACGTATACACCGCCTACAGTTTGTAATGAAACATTAGCAAAAAGAAAATTATCTACAGGCACTGTATGAGTAAATGAAGTATCTAACCCATCAACAAAAACCTGTTTAAAATTTGCTGTTGTTGCATAGGTATTATTATTTGATCTTTGTGCTCTAAAACCTATTGGAGATATTGTTGCAGCACTTGCATAGGAATTAGAATTAGATATTTGTCGTCTATATCCAGTCGGTGATATACCTGTTGTTGTTGCATAGGTATTAGAATTAGATATTTGTCGTCTAAAACCTGTTGGACTTATTGTTGTTGAGATTGAATATGTATTGTTTAAAGGAATTTTAATGGCACGTATTTGGTAATTTGATTGGAATGAACTTTGAATAGTTGCTGTAGATTTAAAAACACCATTGGTTCTACCTTCAAACCCAAAAATTGAATTAAGAACAGATTGATACAATCTAATTCTTATTGTACTATCGCTTATTGTAAATTCACCAAGTACTAATCCAGATGTCTTATCAAAATCAAATGGTACAGCAATTAATCCATTTTCTAATGCTAATAATGATTGTCCAAATGTTATTCTTTGTACCCCTGAACCTACAGTATCTAAAGTACCAAGGGTATTCAAATTAGATTCAAACAAATGTGGTACGTGAAATGTATACAATACTTTGGCTTCACTATAACATTCCATATCCTCATTGTAGACATAACCTTCTGTGATTTCATATTGAATATCGTGACCTTCAATATAAGGTATACCCATATTTGGAATACGCCATATTTGTGCAAATGCTTCTTTAAGTTCTCTTTGAGCAGTAGTAGTTAGAGCACTACTGGTTCTAACATAATTTCTTGTGTCTAATACTAAATTTGTATAACCATTTAGATTGGCTTCTGCTTGTCTTATGGCTCTGAATTTACTGGCATCTGGACTTATAGATACTGTGGCATTAAGATTAAGTGCATCTAAGACAATTGCACTATAATTTACATAGCCTAATGCACGTAATTTGGCTGTACTAATAATATCAAAGCCAAGAGTTTTTACAGTACTTCTTTTGGCTGTAGCCGTGGCTGTACTTGATGCCGTTATATAACTTTCACCATACTTGACCATATTAATCTATCCTTACCTTGCTGTAGGGTACGCCTTTTGTGCCTGCTTGATTATAAAACGTGCTGGCAATATCATCTGCTTTAAACTCATCTATAACTTTATTTGTGGTTAAATCTGTTATACGTAATTTACCATAACCTGCTACTACTGAATTATTGAATCCTATTGTAAAATATCCTTTAACAACTTCAAGATCGTGACCTACATAGGTCACTTTTACACCATCTGTAGTAAATTTAACTGCATTTGGATCAGTGCTACCAAGATCACCAGTTTCCCAATATTGATCATAGACAAGATTGTTAAACAATATGTAATATTCTGTATCGCAATCAAATGCTTCAGTAAAGTTTAGTGTGAAAACACCAAGACTACTATTATATTGAACACCTACATTGTTGGCAGCAAATGTTTTATCAAAATCTATTTGTTCTACTAATTGATCACGAGTTTTTCTATATAATCTTACCCAAGCACCTGCTGGTGGCGTTGTACTGATACCAATGTCTGCTGGATTTGTTGCACCAGTCATCTCGTAAATTTCATTGTCATTAAAAGTTTTATAGAATCTACGACCAAATGTCAATTTAATATTGCTACGTCTATTGACCTTGGTTCTATCTGGATCACTGGCATTTGGTGTACTATCCATTTGGTAACTAAACAATTCTACTCTTGGATAAGTTTTGAAAATATAACTAAATGCACTATTAACACCAACTTCTACATCCTCACTTAATAGTGCCACCATTCCTTGTGGTAAATTTACTCTATACCTTGTATTTGATTGTATATTTGGTATAATATAAGGTATTTCAAACTCACCTTGATCATTAATTATACCTTCAGTTACTGGTATGGTAGCAATTAGACTGTTATCACTATACTTGGTTATTGTAATATTTCCGCTGAGTATTTTTATTTTATATCTGTATAAAACTTTTATACGTGCTTCATCCACAAATGCGTTACCATTATTATTTGGAACTACACTATCCAAAACTTCATATCCATTGGCTGTATATGGCTTGTACCTCCAAGGCTCAAATAAGGCCAATCCTGCGCCTGTGCCTGTACCATAATTTAATTGTGTAGGTGTGCCTGTATTCCAACCTTGATTTGGAAATATGTTTATTAGAGTATACTGACTACCACTATAAAATAATTCTGTGGTAAATGTCCATCTGGTATTGGTTTTGATTTCTTCACTGAGCACAAGATCCGCACTACGTACTAATCCTCTGTCCAATACAATATAATAATCAACACCAAACTCTCTACTCTGAAATGGTATTTCTACCACATTGTTATGAATTGTAATTTGATTATACGTTTTGGTATCATAAAGTGTACCATCTGCACGATATAATCTTGCACTGCCTTGATAAGCAGTTAGAGCAGTTGCCAAGGTATTTGTATCACCAAAACTACCAAGCAGGTCTGGCTTATATTCAAAATAATTGCCTGCCCACATATAGATACGACCATTACCAGCATTTAACGCACTGGTTTGTATGACTGCATATTCACCATATCGTATGGTATTACTGGTTACAGCATTGATAGCATCTACACTATCATAGTATTGTTTAATAATAATACTGTAAGGAGTGTTAGGTTCATAAACATAGGCACTACCTGTCCAACGATACATTCTATTATTTTCGTTGCTACTTAAACTGCTATGCACGATTCTTGCATATTGATTAGCACTTATTCCAGTTGGATTTGTATCTGCTTGCAATTGTGCTACACTGGTGTAGGTTTTGGTAACTGGAGTAACAAATCTTTGACCATCATACATTACTAACCAATTACCGCTGGTAATTTTGGCAAATTCACCTCTGTTGATACCTTCTACATCACTAAGATTTACCACACTGTTAAAGTTTGCATATGTTTTTGGTTGTTTTAGATCAGTGTTATATCCAAAACTTACCCAATAACTACCATTTACTGGTTCATAGTTAATGCTGGTTTCACCTATTGGATAAGCATTTCTGGTGCGTGTTGGTGGATAAACATCTATAATTTCTAAATCTTTATATTCAATGCTTTGAACTGTAAATGCTGCACTGGTATAGGTTGTTTGTACTCCATTACGTGTGGCCTTGGTCTGCACTTTAATAGTGCTAAATCCATTTAGATCTCTTGATGGTGCAGTAAACACAATTTCTGTGTTAGTTATACTGGTTGTTGCAGTTACCACATCACGCCACAGCAATTCTGTAACAATAGTGGCACCTTGTATATTAGGTATAAACAATGTACCTGTAACAGTGACCACAGTGCCACCTTGATAATCTACAGTACTTGGTGTAACATTGGTAATGGTTGGTATATAACTGGGTTCAGGATCAACTACTCCACTGGTACCAGTTAATGAACCATCAGTTGCAGCCTTAACAATGTCAAAGCCAGTCTTTTGCGTAAATTCTTCAAAGACCTTATCTGCCAGAGTTTTGTTGCCATCTGCTGCTGTAAATGTATCCGCTACTTTGCCTAATATTGTGGGTAAACTTAGATCTCCAACAGGTGCACCACCACTATCCACAAGTGCTGTATTAACATCAATAACACTGGCCACTGGTTTTGGTGTAAATGTTGTGGTTGCACTGACCGTACTAAATGGACCTGCACCAATACGATTGATACCTCTGTATTTTACAATAAGATTACTGCTGTCCAAACTATCAAAGTCAAATACAACTTGTGTACCTGTAGTATATGTGCCACCACTTGCAGGTCTTTCCACACGCATTAGTTTATAACTTCTTTGGCTTTCTTGTAGACCAACATCAAATGTTATCCAATATTCCATTGCTTCTACAACACCTGCTGGTACCACACTGGTCACTGTTATTTTTGGTCTACCACTGGTTTCACTAACTGCTATAGTTGGTGTTGTAGGTTGTTGTATGTCTACAATTGGAGCAATGCCTACATTTGCACTGGGTGTAAATGCACTGGTTGCTTCTTCTGTATACACATCTTCATTGTATTCTAATGCTGTAATTTCTACTACAAGAGCACCATCTTGTGTTTCCATCTCCTTAACACGAGTAATGCGAAATGGTTTACCATTAGCAAAGGTTCCTGTGTTCCAATTGTATAAACTATTCTTAACATAGACTACATCACCAGCCTGTGCCTGTAAGCCCACGTGACTGGCATTAAATCTTATAACAAGATCATCTCTGGTCTGTTTTAATTGTATGCGACCAACTCTAAGTGCTTGAATGTTATTGTTGATAAGATCCAAGGTCATACTTAGTTTATTGTCTGGTTCGTTGGGATGACGTGTACCTGCAGGATTATTAGCATCATAAACAGGTATACTATCTCGGGCATATAGTCTCTGATCAAAGTTGCTGGTATCGCAGTATTCAACTTCCAACATATTGTAGAGATCTTCTAAGTTGGTACTGCTTAATTCTATACCACCTACAATATTGTTATCATCAAATGTTAGTGTTGCTGCCTGTGGTGCCTGAGGATAAACACGCCAAAGACCTGCACTAATGTCATAACTCATCCAAGCAGCACTATTTTGTAGTATTTGATCTATGTTATTCTTAACTGGATTACCTGTGTCGACGATTCCATTAATTTGATATCTTGGTAGTTGACCACCTATAGCATTATTTTGCCATAGACTTGTACTGCTATTATAATATTGATTGCAGTGTGTGCGCCAAGCATTTAGGGCTGTGCTATCTATTTCTGCCGTATTCACATTGGCGCCATAGCGATTGCTGGTCATATAATCATACCAAACATCAGCAGGATTGTTTAAGGTATTGTTTAGTTTGAATGTAATATTTGGTAAACCTGTTATACCTTTTTCTTGATTGTATTCAACACGCACAATGGCAAAAACCAATCCCTGCATACCAACCTTGCCACCATATTGTGCATTGTTCCAATATTTGTTGTTGTTTGCATCTGTAGGCCAAAAGTCATAGGCATTGACCTTGTTGTTTTGTGGAAATATCTGTTGAGCACTTTCGCTATTGCCAGCATATACACGTATTTGTACAAGATTTGTTGAACCATTTTTAAAATTGTTATCTTCATAATCATCTGTAGTATCAACGGTTTTAACACCTTTTAGAACCTTGTGTGTATCTGCATTGGCACTTTCAAATACCAACTTTACATCACTCCAATAGATGTTGTCTACACCTACAGTACCTGTGTTGGTAAGTTCACTGAGCACAAGGCAATAATACATAACATTATTGGTTTTTGAATCTGTACTGACTAATCTTGCATCTGTAATGATACCGTTGATATAGGCACTGCCATATAGCACAGGTATTTTGTTGTTGCTTTGTGGTGGTAATTGTACACGACCACCTTGGCTACTACTTTTACTCTTGTTGGCACTTTTGTTTATAAGTCTGCTGACCAAGAAACTGGCAGCAATATTGAAAACGGTTTTGGCAATAAAACTTGAACCTACCCACGCTGCTACTGCCTGTGCTGCTGTGACAACTGCTGTTATAAATGCTGCCATATCATTGACTCCAATTCTCGTCTACAGGCACAAATCCAAATCTGCTGTAATTAACCTGTGTACCTGCCCTGCGTGTCATAGTAAATGCCTGTATTTGACCTGACTTTTTCATACCCTGACCAATGCGTACATATTCTTTTAGCAACAAATAACCTAATCTACTTTTACGTGCCTCTGGTTCCATCCAAAATACAAGTTCATTAAGTGTATAAGTATTTGGTTCCCATACCATAGGTGTCATTAGACTTAGTAATACTCCAACAGGTACAAGATCTTTACAGGCCACAAGTCCAACTCCTCCACCAGCACGAATATGATTTAGAATCATTTCAATATGTTGGGCATTATTGAATTTTTCTACAATCTTAACTTGGCTACAATCTCTAAAATGACATAGCATTTCATAGATTTTGCTGTCATCAAATCTTGTTATGGTTCTAATCATTACATTCCACTGGTATCTTGAACATAGGTATCACTGACACCTGTGCTTACATCTGTTTGACCTTGTACTGTACTTTGTCCACTGGGCTTATAGGCCATACCAAAGTCAAACTTTTCATCAAATAAGGTTATAACACGATTCATACTGGGGTCTGTGGTCACTGTACTGGTAATATAACGTTCATCAGTTTTTACACCTGCTACAATATTTTGATATCTAACCTGATAATCTATTTGATTAGTTCTACGTCCACTAAGACGATTTTCTAATACTCCGAATAAACTGCTGCATACCAGGCTAATAGTATAGTTAATGTCCACGCTGTTGTCATTATTTTGAATATCCTCACTAACACTATAGTTGGTTATGATACCTTTGAATCTGGCAAATACACGATTGTCCACAATTTGACCATTGTTGTCTAAAAAATATCTGTAGATGTCTATACTACCACCTTTGATTTTGGTACCAACAATGACTCCAATATAGTTTTGCGGAATACCACTTAGACTTATGGTCAATTCGTCTGCACTATTTTGCAAGTTATTTTGTATGTCACTGATAGCAAGAAATCCACCAAGTGGTTGATGTACATTGCCACCTGCTGATGGATAAGTTACAGTATTGATTCCTGTGGTAAAATAGTAGGTAGTTGCTTCAATATCCAAATGTATTAACAGACCGTGTGTAATGGCCTGCGATTGTACTGGAGTCATAGTTTGTGTCATACTACATTCTCCAAGATTTGAAAATCACCACTAAATTGTATAAGTTTACCAGGCAAATAATTATAACTGGGTAAACTGGTCACAAGCACTTTGAATTCACAGGTTGGTCCTGCTCTAAATCCACCACCAGTAAGTGTGCCAATAATATCTCTATGCACAGGTATGCTGATACTACTTGTGCTACCTCTTGTAACATTTTCTGTTACTACATATGGATAACGATGCGTATTCTGTAAAGGTTGTATGAGATCACCAGCAGCAAATATTATGTCTGTGCTCTGCTTGCTTAATACTGTACCACTAATTGTGGCTGTGATAGTTCTTGATGTGGCACCAGTTACTATGACATTGTTTTGTAGTTCACTGTTGGTCAATGCACCTTGATATGCAAACATCCAACTTTGTCCACTCACACTAAAACTTATGGTTGATTCTTCATAACGGTCTTTTGCCAAGATACCTTCAAGTGCTGTTCTTGCTATGTCCCAAGGATAGAAGTCTGCAGGTGTTACACGAAATTGCCAAGGCTTAACAGTGTCTCTGCGTCCTGTATATACTCTACCACTGCGTGTAACAGTTTGGGCTACAACTTCTGTTCTTGTAATTTCTATATTACTGGCTGTATTGATTATACCTTGTAGGCTCATCTACGACTCCTTGCGGGCAAACTACGTCTTGCCTGTTCTGTGACATTATATATAAACTCTGGATCACGTGACACTAACTGTTTAAAACTGGCTGCATCCACTGCCTGTATGCTATAACTTACATTAGTAACTGCTGCTGCCTGCATACCAAGTTGATTGTTATTCATAATACTACCATTAGTGCTGGGTACAAATAATTCTGGACCTCTTTCACCAACAACATATGGTTTATTTGAACTTACTGGTCCGCCACTTGCTCTACCACTTAGAAAACTGAATATACTACTTAAAATATTTCCACCTTGACCATCATTGCTACCAAAAATACCTTTAAGTAAGTTTTGTGCCTGTATACGAACAAATTGTGCAATTATATCATTGGCCAAATCTTTAAAACTTAACTTGCCAGTTCTAACAAATCTAATAATAGCATCCTCAAAACCTGTTGTAAATTTTTTAAAATAATCTTGTGCTTGTTGTGCTGTATTACCACTGGCCTCTAAGAAATCAGTAAATGCTTGATTCCAACCTGTGTTAAATTCTCTACTTTGTACATACAAGCCCATTTGTGCATCTTTGAGTCGATTAGCACCAACTACGGCTGCGTCATAGTATTGACTTACCACATCTGCTGGCACTTCACTTCTAAGAATGTTTTGTCTTTGTGCATAGGCCTGTAGTTCACTTTCGGCTGCTTCTCTTGCTGCTATATCTATGTTTTGATATATTTTACCAATTGTGCTAAGTCCTAAGGCGCTTCTTTGATCTTCAATGTTGCGTAATTGTTTTTGTAAATCTAATTCAGTCTTTTGTTCAAACATTCTAAAACTTTGACGTTCTTTGGCAGCATTAAGATTTTGTTGTGCCTGTGTTAGTGCATTTAATCCTTTCTGTGCTTCTTCATAATATTTTTTCTCTTCTTCAGCAGTCATTGTTGCCAATTTTAAACTGCGTCTACGAGTATTTTCTTGTTCAATTTGGCTGCGTGCTGTTTCTTGAGCACTTTTATTAAGATCTAATTGTTGTTGATTTAATAATGGCAGTGTTACTTTGGCTGCTTCATCTTGCAAATCACGCAACTTCTTTTCACTATCTGTTCTTGCTTTAATACTAAATTCTAAGAAAGTATTATTTCTACGTTCTTGTTCTGCACGATCATAATTTAAAGTTGTTAAATCTTCTACAACTTTTCTTTGATTAGCATACTCAGTAGTCAACTCCTTCATCTTTTGTTGTATGGCAGGAACCGCTGCTTGTTCATCTCTGTTTTTACTGGCCTGTTTAATTTTAAGTTCTTCAACCAGCCTATTCATTTCTTTATAATAGGTGCTATCTACATCTGCCAGTGCCTGACGTATAGTTCTTTCTCTATCACTGGCACCTATTAATTCACCCTCCAACATAAGCCTACGCTGTAATTCTACATTGGCATCCTTATATTGTTGCAGTTGCTTGTCCAGTTCTTTTGAATATTTTGGATCTAAGAACCCAGGAGCACCAGCACCTTTTTCACTTTTGAATCCATCCATTAGACTATCAAAACTTTTTTTGTAGTCTTCAAGTTCTTTTCGGGCTTCGCTGGTTGGATCCTTCATTTCCTCCATCTTGTCGCCAATCTTGCCAATACCTAACCAAGTTGCAATAGCAGCAGCACCGCCTGTTAGTATTGCAATAGTTGGTGCTACAGTTTTAGCCAATGCAGCAAAACCACTGGTTACCTTACTGAGACCTGACATTAATGGTCCAGCAATGGTTGTGGCAACATTGCCTATACGTATTCCAAATGCGACTATACTGGCACCAATTGCAGTTATTTGAGCACCAAATACCCCTATAGCAGTAACTACCCCTGATACTATCCCTGCTACTAATTTAAATGCAGTAAAGGCCAATATAATTTTACCTATGGTAACGATTATTCCGCCCCAACGATCTATAAAGGCATCTAAACTTTTTACAGTGACATAAATGGCAAAGCCCATTGATTCTATAGTACGACTCAATGTTTCTGCTGTTTTAGTATTGGTTTCAAATTCATTAAATGCCAATGCTACAAGATTTTTAAATGTTGTAAATGCATCGCTAATGGTTGGAATTGTTTTGCCAAATCCTGCATCAATTTGATCACTGGCGGCAAGTAATGCATCTGCAACCTGTTTGGCACTGATCTGTCCTTCACTACCTAACTTTTTAAGTGCTCCAACTGGAACTCCAAGACTATCTGCCAATATTTTAGCAACTGGACCTAAACCTTCTAAGACGCTGCGTAATTCATCACCTTGGAATACACCGCTTTGAAACGCCTGACCCAACTGATACAATGGTCCCGCTGCTTCCTTACTGCTCTGACCACTCATCTTAAGTGCTTTGGCCACTGTTTCACTAATACGAGCAGCATCACGTTGACTAATACCTAAATCATTGGCTGCACGAGCAGTTCTATAATATAAATCACCTACTGCTGCTATGTCACTGCGAGCACGAATGGCTATACTGGCTAATCCATTTAATTGACGAGCAGCATCTTCTTGACTATCATTTAAGGTTATGAGTTGATTACGTAAATTTGTTATACTATCTGTAAAACTAACCACAGCGCCAGTAGTAGCAACTGCAAATGCTGCCTTGAATGTACTTCCAATACCTGCAATTTGGTTTTCTAAACTTCTTAAATTGCTTATTGCTCTACTGGTATCAACATTAACACTAAGATCTAATGCAGCCATATTATTTTCCTAAAATACTTTTAAGTTTTTGTCTTACAAACTTTTCTGTTGGAACTATCATTCCTTGTGGTGCTTGACGACTGTAGCCTTTATCTAATTTACCAGCATATGGATAATTGGCTTCTATAACATTGCTACCTGATAACCTTGTATTCATTCTTGCGTTACCAGTTCTTATAGGTGTTTGTGCATAAAAATAATTATAAGCATCTTTTGGTAATTTATTCAGTTGAGTTTGAACACGTTTACTGGCTGCTGTAAATGTATTTCTATCAACTTTTACGTCCATTTTGATCATTTTTAACTCGCTCCATCATTGCTAACATTTCTTCTTGAGTTGGCATACGTTTTGGTTGTCCTACAAGTCCTTGACTACGCCTATTTTCTTCCTCAATTTGAAACTTATTATATTTTGCACTTACATCCATTACAAACATATCAAAAGTACTGGCATTACACAAAACATCACTGGGTAGTTGACTATACCTATGAGCGAGATTGTCCAAGGTTAGGATCATCTGTATATAAGGTTGATCCCAATCTATGGTCTCGCTGGTTACTTTCCCAACAATTCTACAATCTTAGTCACACACTTGAGTAATACTGTACCAGGAAGCATACTTTCCTCACTGATTATTTCATTACCTTTTTCATCTAAAATTAATTTTCGTATAACTTGAAACATTTTACCTTGATCTTGTTGGTCCATACTAACCAAACTCATAAAAACATCTAATGGTTGACGATCATATGTATGAAAAGTCAAAGTTTCTCCAAATTGCTTAACAATATCTTCATCAGCAATTTCTACTTCAATTAATTTGGGTTTTCCTGCCAGTTGATTTAATTTCATCCTTCAATCTCCTTTCTTTGGATCATTCTATTAACAAGAACTATGTTAAAACTTAATCTACTATTGATTTTTTCTAAATCATTGCGAGCACATTGTAATTCTGCCTTGCTCTTGGCCAATTCTGCTAACATACTTTTCAGAATATCTTTATCTGATTTTGAATCTATAACGTCATCCATCAATCTCTCCCGATATTGTATTTACTGCCTGCATAAAAAAAGGGGCAGAAACGCCCCTTTCTAATCAAACTAAAACTTATTCTGTTGCGCTGGTAGTGTATTCACCAGTTACAGTAATAGTAATTGGACTGACCCATACTGGAGCATCTGCACTTACTGTTGGAGCAAGACCAGTAATATAGCCTTGACCTTTTAGGTAAGTATCAGTTGCACCGCCCTCATATGCTTTTAAACTAAAAGTAACAAGAGTTTTATTACGACTAAGTCCTAAAATTCCTTGTGCTGCCACGGTGTCAGTTTGCACTGATGCCAATGTGGTGCCAAAGAATGTAGTAGGATCAACTACTAAGTTCATACTAATACTATTAGTGCTGGTTGTAGCAACTTGTTTTTTAGCAGTAGAATCTAATTGACTCCAAGTAAAAACATCGTTAGCAGCATTAACAGTAATATCTTGTAGTGCAGGCACAGTTAATGGACTGCCTCCAAGAGTTAGTGTGCCAAGAGCAATACCACAGTCAAGTTTTAGTACAATTTGACTTGAAGTGCCTGGCGCTGGATTAATGTAAGCCATATGTGTATTCCTTTATAAAATTTTACTGAATTGATAAGTCAATTCCGTTATAAGAAGATTGCTTTCATACCTTTTGAGTACGTTGCAGGTTCTTCTTGTATACCCTAATGCACGTAAGTCTGCGTGATCTCTTAATTGTTTAAGATTAGTGACTGCGTCGTCGTAGCCAGCAACAATTTTGGCTTCAACACAAAAGTAAATGGTAAGTTGTGTAGTTTCTGTAACAAGGCTCATATTGTCTAAGGTATGAATGACGTCCTCCTGATTAATCTGTGCGTTATCCACATATATTCTACGTGGGTTCTTCACATACAGGGCTGTGCCATCTACCTCATAGGGCAATTCTTGACTAACACTAAAAATTCCAGTGTCGGTGTCTTGAACCAAGGGTAAGAAAATGTCTCTCATCTCACTCTCTTAAGTGTTATTTGACCAGGACTGCGCTCATTCTGTTCTACTGTGTTGTCACCATCAAAACTATACCAATCACCTAATGTAATAAGTTCTTGAAATAATTTGTCTGCTTGAACACTATAGTAGCCCATCTTTTTGCGTTCTGCACTATCATCATTGCCAAAGTCGGCAATTAATGGTAGTATGTATTCGGCTAAGCCTACATAAACGCATAAGTCCGTAAATTCCTGCTGTCTCAGTTGGATATTATCAGGATCCATACTGGGAATGTCGGCCACAGTTTGTACATTTGTGCCAGTTTGGCGACGTAGCCAGTAACTACGCCACCAATTGCTTGCACTAAACATCGTTAATATACGCTGTGTGGCTCGCTCCAACAAGGGCTCAACAACATCATCACTAAGACCTTCATTAATCTCGAACAATCTTTGATCTCGCAGTAACACATCTGTGTATTCTGCAAAACTTACAACGGTATTATTTGATATAACGAAGGCCATCTTATACTCCTAATTACACCAGACTACTATCTGCTGTGATAGCGCATCCATAACCGTCATATAATTCACCGACGGCATAGTGCATACTGGCCACAACATCATCACCGATATAACTGGCTCTACGCTGTGTTTCGATGTTAATATCACCGATCATAGCAAGTCCAAGTGCATCACGATGGAATACTGCACCTACATAATCTCCTGCTGTACCTGTGTCTGCAATGTTGGCACTCTCAAATACTGGCACACCAAATAGTGTACCAACATAACCAGTAGCCATTGCTTCATTTTGAACTACACCTGCATTTGGATTGGCAAATGTATTGGTCAAACTGGCTTTTAGGTCATAGGCCACATATGGATGTACCACACAATATAAGGCATCTGCTGGTACTGCATTGGCACGCAATTTGGCAATAGCCTGTGCAATAATTGCTGGGCTTAGTGCTGTTGCTGCACCACCTACTGTTAGACCTGTAAAGCCACTAAACAATGCTAATAGGTCTACGTCTACTTTTTTGGCAATTGCTTCACCAAATAAGCGACCTAAATCTGCTACAACATTGCTGGCTGCACTTGTGCGTGCCAAATCTGTAACAATGGTACGAATGGCTGCTGTGCTTACAGTTAGTGTAACACCATCAGTGCTTACTGCTGTATTGCTGACTTCATCACCTTCTGTTACTGCTGCTGCTGTTTGTACTGGATAACGTGGAACTGTAATAGTTTTGCCGCTACCTGCTGGGATTGAATAATTACGAACAAGACCTCTCATAATACTGCGTTCGTTGGCTACAAACATAGCCTCTGCTACAATACTTGGGAGCAGGTCATTTAACGTGGTTGTTGTTGAACCGGCCATAATAAATTTCCTTTATAAAATGTTAAACAAAGCCTTGTGCTTTGCGATATTCTCTATAACGAGCACGGTCCTGAGGATCATTCATATTCAACTTTGTGATATCCAATGCACCTGAGCCATTGCCCCTTATATTACTCTTAGTCATAGTTGTAGCAGGTGTAGCAGTTTTAAAATGAGGATTCGAATCTAAAAATTCTCTCACTAAATCATCAACTGCCAATGGAGTGCCCTTATCTGTATAACGAACACTACCCTTGCTATCAACTACTTCTACTTCGCCATCATCATTGAGTCTTACATTTGTGCTTAAAAGAGTACGCACCTGTTCAGCATTTACAGCATTATAACGTGCTGCTGCACTGACCAATGGTGTGTTAATCTTATAATCTTTGATAATAGCATCCCTTTTTGTAATTTCAGCATCTTTCTTTGACACAATATCTTGTAGGGTCTTTTCAAATTCACCACGTTTCAACTGCTGTTCCTGCTGTCTTTGTTGGTGTTGTTTAAGCACCTCACGTAGTTCATTTGGGTCACCTAAATCCTCAAAAGGTTTAAGTAATTTCTTTTCCAATGATGTTCTTGTACGAGCCATCAATGCATCTACTTCTTGTTGTGTGTAAGTCTTTGCTGGAGCCTGGTCAGAGTTATTTACGGCAGCACCAGTTGCCACCTCGCCAATGTTTTCGTCGGCCATTGTTACCTCGCCTTTATAAAAAAGTTTATACCAAATATTTATACAATCGGTGTTTTTTAGTGTAGAAAATGGCGATATTGACGTGTTTAACAAAA